CTTCACCACCAAAAATAATCACATCACTTGTAGCTGGATAAATGTTACGAATAAGAGCAGAGTAATCTTGGGAGGTTACAGCACGATCTTGTGTCCCATAAGTTTTTGGAGCATTAAATTTAATCCTCTTGAGCGATTCAATTTCTTCTCCACCAGAAGATGGTATTGTAGAATTAACAGTGATTGTATTTTGACCAAGTGATGCACCATCTTGATTTTCTATTACGCCCGAGAAGACAAATGTTTTAACTCCATTTGAAGCAGGTCCAGAAGTTACAACATAAGATACTTCCACTACAGCACCGTTTGGTAATTTTTTTCCTAATACACCATCGCCAAAAATTAATTCATATCTCTGATCTTCAATTTCATTAAGGAAGAATATTTTAGATGATCCATCTACTCCAAGAATATTATCAGAAATAAGATATGGTTCTGAAAATCCACTTCCTGTTGGGAAAACCCTAACATTGATTGTATTAGTATCAATGCTTGCATTATCTAAAACAAATCTCTGTGACTTGATTGCGGTATTGACAGTGAATGTTGCTGTGAGTTCAGTTCCTTCTCTAATAGGAATATTTGTGAATACTGCAGTGCCATTGGAAACTTGTGCCTTTACATTGTCAAGTACAACATATTGATACAGTGTGTTGTCATAAGAAGTAACAAATCCAGTTCCCTTCTTCAGAATTAACTGCGTATCCGTTGTTGGGTTTGCATATGTTACTGTAAATGAAATGTAAGCAACAGGAGAAGTAACACTCTTTGGTCTGTATCCTAATTGCTTTGCAATTGCTACTACGTTGTCTCTCAAGGTGGCAGAATCAATGAATAGTTCATTGACTACCATATTAGTATTGAACGCCGTATAATAGGTATTATAGGCAAGCACATCAAGAAGATTCGATAATGCCGAACCCTCAAAATCATAATCAGAAAAATCTGACTGGGATCTGAGATATTCTTTCAGAGCAGTCTTGATGTCAGTAAAATCTAGATTAGCAAGTTGAGTGTAAGGCATTATCGAGTACGCTCTAAGAAGAATTCGACTGCCACTGGTGTGTCTTCTCTACCACGAATTGAATATGTCACCTCAACAGAGTAACCATTATTATCAAAATCTGGTAATGCAATCACGTTATTGACAAGTATTCTTGGTTCATAACGTTCCAGAACATCAACAACTGCAGATCTGATGATACCAGCAGTACCATAATCTAGAGGTTCAAATAATGTTGCATAAATTCCAGATCCTATCTCAGGTTGAAATAATCTTTCTCCCTTGTTAGTAAGAAGCAGATTGACTATGGACTGCGTTATGGCAGCTTTATCCTTTACCGTGACAAGATCATCGGTAACTGGGTGCTTCTTAAAAGTAACGCTCAAATCTTTGAACGTCTGAAACTCAGGCATTTAGACACAGCAAGGCTGCTATTATTTATTCACTCGTGCCAACGTTCTACAAAATCATCAAATCCTCCAGCACCGCCACATGCTTTACTATAGCGATCTTCTGGAATAGGATAAAGTTCTTCCTTCCTTTTCATTTTTTTATGCTGCTTCAAATACTTTTCACTATCAGTCTCAGTAATCAAAGTCATGCCTTCTTCAATAAAATCATTACTTTTATCTACTGGAAATAATCCCATGTAAAAAAACCTCTCTAAAATCTGTTTCCAGAACTTTTAGAGAGGTTACTATCTCTCAAATATTTATTTAACCTTTACCTTGACCACGATATTTCTTCCTACGACCATTACGTGAACTTGCCCCTAAGTGTGTACGTGCAGAACGTCCCTGTCGTGTTTTTTTCGGTGCTCCCTCGATGTAAGTTGGTTTTGTAAGACCGATTTTTGATTTTGCCATATTTCTCTCAATAGACTTTTATATTATAGCACATTATTAATATTATCCCAATCCGCTGGAATACCATTCCATTGCATTAGCCCAATCTGTAAGTGGGAAAGGTTCTTTTGTTGAAGCTACACCTGGATTGCCATCTTCCACTATTGCTTCAGGCGAAGGTATACCTCCACCCATGAATACAGTAACACTCGATAACACCACTGGACACCCCGTAGTACACGTTGCACCTAATTGTGCTACTGGTTTACCGTTTACTAGTATATCAAGTCTTACGCCGCTTGTAATGAACTCTGGGTGCTTTGTCGGTGGTAGTGGTGGGGGAATAGTGTGTAAATCTGATCGATCCATAAATCGATGAACAAATCTTCCATTCACTTTAACATCTGCAGAAAATGCAGTTCCTGGTTCTTCAAACCTTGGTGGATTATGAATATCATGAGTTCCATAAAAACCTTGACCATGTAAAGCTATTGGTGTAAATGCCATTAGATTTGACCCTCTTGATAGTCTTCTTGCTTACACAAAAGATTTTCATTAATATTTATTGCTGCCCTTTGGAACAGGTAATTAACTCTTTCTGCCTGTAGATCGCCATTATAACGTACTGGTAAGTAGAAGTACCAGATATTGTTATTAACGTTAGCACCAAAGGTTTGTATTGCTTCGTCTTGTAAAGATACGAGTGCATCCGATACATTATCTGGGAGAGGTTCATTTGGAAGGATTACACTCACGCAGGATACCTTTATTGTGTAAACTAATGTGTCAAGTTGCGTCGGTTTGTAACCAGCAATTACACCAACTTGAGGTAATTGACATAATCCACCTGGACCATCATTTACCTGACTATAATAATCCCACTTATCATTCCCATATCTTTTCCCTTGCGTTTTATCACTAACTGCCCAGTTCTTATATTGATCTGCACTTACTAGCACTTCCTTATAATAACCACCACTTGGATAACCATTTGTACCATTTGGAAATTCTAGTGCAACTCCAGGAGTTATTGTGGCGTCCTTCTTGATCCATAGACCATCAGTTCTGTATCTCCAAATTTCTTGATACTCTTCTTCTTTACCTAGAAACTTATTTTCATCATATGCTCTAGCTCTACCTTGATATTGGAATTGACCATACTTCATGCTATTCACAGTCATGAACTCTTGATCATAAAAACCATACTCGGAGACATACCCAGAGATCTGTGAAATAGCAATATAACCAGCAAAGAGTAAAGGAGGTAATACGTTTTGCGTTACAATAATACCAGGATCAATCGTATCGTTGCTCGGAGTTTGATTCCCAAAATAATTCCCCCACAATCCGTTTTGCATCTGAGTGTCCCAAGATGTGAATGTGATTGGTGGAGGAGTGTCGGGATCATCATCATCGTCCCTTGGCCATAGATCAATTCGAGTGACCTTAGTGGTTGTTGATAATACTCTTTCGTTTGGTAGATTTGGCACCATCCAAATCTGAGTGTTCTTAATAGTTTCCCACGTAAGCCAGGGAGGGGTCTCGGAAAAAAAACCTAATGTAAATTCACTGATGATCGCATCTGAATCTTTCGGATAAAATCTTCCAGCATAAAATGGTACGCCGTTCACGTTCTTCAGTCTCTGTAATTTTGAAAAATCTTCCAATTCGATTGGACCAATTCCGCCCATCGATGGTGCTAAGAGATTAATCCAGGGTACTGCCATCAGACTGCTTTTGCAATTGTTAGTAAATCTTTTTTAATTCCTTCGATATTATTATGTAGATAATCCAGAGTGTTCGACAATGTTTCGTAATCATCCCCCGAGGGGCGCTTATACGCAATCGTCGGTCTCTCCATCTGTGTCACTCTCTGCTCCAAGCTCTCCAATCTCTGTGACAGCACTAGGAGTTTCTCCTCCAAGTTTTTCTGTAGCTTTTCTGACGACGTTTCCATTATTATCTCCTCTCATGAATGCCTCAGCGGCGCGACTTTCAAATTGGTCGCAGAAGGCATCAAAGTTATCTAAAATCGTTGTAAAATCTTTGAAATCATTTTCCATAACATTTTCAGTATTTGAATGAAATTATCATTACTTGAATATTTATTGGACGACCTTTTCGGGCGATTTTTTGCCACGGAATTTTTTTGGAATTCATAGAATTTACGAAGCATTTTTCGTTCCTGGATAGCTTGCCATCTGCGAGTACCCATAGAAAGTTTTTGACCTTTTCTCATGATTTTTTCTGGGGGGAATTTTTTATTTACGATATTTCTCGGTCGTCTGGATACTTTTGTAGGTTAGGGGAGGTGCGATATGGGACCCGCTCGGCCCTTCGGGTATAACGAAGGGGGGGCAATTTAACTGCCCCCAGTGTATCAAACTGTGAGTTGCTTCGCTATCAATTTGCCGATGAAATCGTTCTTGACTTGATAGGGCACAGTGACCTGAAGATTCAGTTGTTCGTGCTTATAAATGAAGTGCTTTCCTCCGTTGCGTGCTTTAGTCCAACCGTTGATCTTTGCGATCTTGTGCAGTTGCTTGGTGTTCATGGTGTAGGTATAGAGAATGGGGGGGGGTGCTCAGCGCACCCGCTTGCGAGATGCTCCAAGCGATGCCGTGGGGGCAAACCCTGTCAGGTTGCGATACTGCCAGGCAAAGCGCAGCACCTTCTCCTCAGGGGGGCGACCATAGCGACCCCGCAGATCGCAACGGGGCAGACCTTCTGCATCATAGTGGAAGCGAATGGGGGGGTTCTTCTCGGATTGCCCGATCCACCCATCAACCCAAGGGGCAGGCGTCGGCAGTTCTTCGCGGTACTTGGCGACGGTCTCCTCCAGCATGGACAGGGGCAGCACAAACCACTCACTGCCGCCCTCTTGCTGCTGGTAATACTTGCGATACTTGGCGGGCACGTTGTGGTCTGAACCGTGCAGGGTGCTGTACCCCTTGGCGCGAAGGTAGGCGTGGATGCGTGCCTCTGCTCTGCCGACGTTGGTCACAGGCAGCAGGGCATGGTAGAAGGTGTCCCCGTCGTTGCTGGTTTGGTGGTTGCAAAGGACCTTGTAGGTCTCTGCCTCACCACCTGACGCCAGACCGACCTTAACAGCGACCCACTCGCTGCGGTCTGCTGTGACGGCGTTGCTAGCGGACAGCATGAAATAGATCACGCCCAGGTTGGGGGGTTGCTTGCCGACCTGCTTACCTTGCTTGGCGTTGGTGCCGAAGGTGTGGTTGGCGGGCAGTTGC